TTAGACGAACCAAATTTAAAAGATTTATTATTTAATCCTACTGCTGTCTTTCATAGATATCAGTATAAATACAATCTTAACACCTCTAGTCTTTATAAAAAGGTTAGACAAGTTTGGGGAGTTTCTTACAGAGTACTTGGCATTGAAGGCGTTTATTTTAGAGATATGATAGACAACTGTACATTAAGATGTATGTCTTCAAACTTTGCTCCGGCTACTTGGGGTAGGACTTTACCTAATTTAAGTAAGTCAATTATTCCTCATTTAAGAACTTTCAAAAGAGATATTATTTCTACAGACATTGAAAGTTTTGACTCGAATGTTCCAGGGTTCATGTGGGCTCTGTTTTATGCAATATCCAATTTTAGCATTTCCGGGTTAACTGATAAGGATTTAAAGTCGTTAGATTATCTAATGGTTTTTGATTGTTACACTCCTTATTGTCATATGTCTACAAAATTGAAATTTCAACGTAAAGGTGTTCCTTCGGGGTCTCTTAAGACTTCACTATTCAACACTTTCGTTAACAGAACTATAATAAATTACTCATGCTTGGAATTTACTAACGGCAGAATGTCCGCTGGTGACACTTGTTCAGTATTGGGTGACGATAATGTTGTAGTTCAACTATATACTGATTTGAGGACTCTAGAATCTTGTTATTCAAGGTTTGGAATGAAACTTAACAGGGATAAAACCTCTGTTAGAAAGTATGATGAGTCTTTCGAATTCTTAGGTTATATTTGGGATACTGAAAATAGACCAACTCAAACAGAAAGTTGGTATATAAGTCATTTATGTATTCCTTCTAGATTCTTTTCTAGAAATTTGAATATACCTATACCTATACTTCAGACTTCAAGGGCTATTACTATTTGTATGGTTCTTTATCAGGGTATTGAAGTTTTTGAACGCTTAATAGGCGACAAGGATTTCATCTGGGCTGATCTGAAGAAAAAGTATCAAGACACTGGTACTGACCCTTTATTATTTTGGGTCTCAGAGGACCAGATAAACTTCGGTACTAGAATACCTATGTCCAAAATTCTTTACGAAGGTTGGCTTGGTTTCGGTTAAACAGTCAATATT